CGCAGTTGTTCCGGGTCAAGCTCTTTTATTGCTTTTTTGAGTGCAGTTTTTGACATAGATTACAAATATAGATAAAAAATGCCGTATAACCTTGTAGTTGGCTGAAAATCTTGAAATTTCAATAGGCGGTGATTCCGCCCCGACAATTTTGCGGAAATTTTTAGAAGTCTATTTGGAGTTATAGATAATTGACTTTGTATGAGTATGAGGTGATGTTATTCGTTGCTTCGAACATCTACGAATCCAGTTATTGTCACTGATTTCATGTTGTGTTCTGTACTTTTCTGCTTCAATTTCTGAGATATTGCAAATGGTGTCCTTATAGCTCTCCCACTCGTAGTCGGGGGAACGATACTTTCTTGAATGATGAAATTCCCAACACCCGATGTCGTCTGTTTCATCATTTGAACAAGCTGAAATCATTAGAGTGATTAACGATAGGAGTAATAAAATCTTCTTCATTTTCCGAGTTGATTTTCTAATTGCATGACGCGATTGCTCAATGATGCTATGGCGTTATTTTTTGAGTTTATAGTATCTTGGAGGGTTGTTATAGTGTCAACCAACCTATTGACACGCTCCATTTCAGCAGAGTTGTCTTCCTTTTGAATTAGCATTTGCCCGGTGCCCCTCATCAACCATTCTGCTGAAATCTCAGGATAAGCATATAGAACACTCATAACTGTTTCGATACTTATACTACGCAGACCTTTAATCTGCTTATCCAATGTGGTTTGGCTAATGTTGCATCTCATTGCAAATGCCCGCACCGAGTGTCCTGAGTAGGCAAGAATTTCTTTAAGTCGTTGGAGTATATCCATAATAGCTAAAGTTAATAAAACTTAAAATAAAGCCAAATGGCCTTACTGTGTTTGCATAATTAGGCCATTTGGCTTAACTTTGCATCATCTTAAATCAAACATCGCAAAGATAGCGATTTTGGTTGAGATAACCGCAACGTAATCAACAAAAAAGTCAACATGGCAACCCACATCAACGGCAAAGAAATCATCGCTCCCATTTGGGGCGGACACAAACCGGCGTTTCTGGCACCGTGGAACGAGATTAAGAAACTCGGTTTTAAGAAACGCGACCGCTCTTTTGGTACCATTGAGGATGAGAACGGCAAGCATATACAAGCTCTCTTTTTCTATGCAACAAAGCACTGTTGCTCCCTCTCTGATGAACAACTGAATAATTGCCGCTTTGAGTGGTATGTAACAACAGAGACTCTTGATGAAATTTCGGACTAATCAAAAATAATCAATATGTCAGAAACCGAAACAAAAATTGATGCAATCCTCGACGCTATCCGTCAGGACATCGTAGAACGGGAAACGGTGGCTAATCAAGCCATGCACACTCTCGAAAAGATGAACACCTCGCCCGAGGATTATAAGGTCGCCAATCTCCAGTTTGAAGCCAACACTTATGTTGCCAGCTACCTCAAAAGAATACTGGAAGTTGTCAAAGAACGTGACATCAAAAAAGCAGAAAATATCATCCGTTTCCACCACTATCAGCAACACAAAATCGGAGTGTTCAATGACAACCGTTACATCTCGCTCGGCCAAGCTACCATAGCCGTCACTCTCGGTAAATATGTTGAACGCTTTTTCGATTAACCCTCCCAAGTCAAACCAACTAAACTAAACCAAAATGGAACAAACCACCCCTTACCGTTATGAGGCTAAAAATGACGGTTCATACAATGAACTCGCAGCCTATGCGACCCGGCTCATGGGTAATGTATCACTCTTCCCGGAACTGTTGACCATCGTGATTGACGGCAGGTTTGCCAATGATGTTGGCAAATTCATTGACAAAGAAGGTTTGGATTTCTTCATTTCGCCGATAGAGGTAGATGATAATAATATCCAAGACCTTATCAACACTGCTGCTGTTGATGCCGATACTCTCCGCAAAATTATCTATCGCATCATGGAAGAGAAAAAAGCTATGGCCGAGGCTAACAAGAGTGTCCTCGATGACATCACCAAGCAGTGTGACTTCGCAAAGAAGGACCGCGATATGTATCAGCGGTGGTATCACGAGACTTCTGAAAAAGCCGATCGCGTCAAGAGTCAAGTCAAGGCGATTGCGGTTCTAATTGACTCAATCTTCCCCAAAGATTAACAGCCCACAGTCAAACCAATCACGGCGCTCAAGAGTGAGCAATGCCGAGGGGCAAGAGAGCCCCGGCCCCGAAAGGGGTTGCAAACGGGAGTGTAGATAATCTCAATCGGATAGAGGGCGGCTGACTAAAGCCGTTGGTTGCAGGTTCGAGTCCTGCCACTCCCACAACCAAAGAAGAGTTCCTTGACGTATTGGAAATTCCACTGCATAACGCGGTCAAGCCAGACGGATGATGCCGATGCAGTGATGAGCGACACGGTAGGCCGTGTTAGCGATAAGAAATATCTCCCGGTGCTTATGCCGAAAATGGCCGGGAGCGGGTTGAGGCGTGTCCGCCCGTGGCAAATGGACCGAGTAATTAACATTTATCCCCGGTTGGAGTATGCTACTATGATTTTACAGCGAAACGACCGGCCAATATATCAGAACGGTGTAGCTCAGTAGGTAGAGCAACGCTCGGCAGCGATCATCGCTTGCCGGCGAATGGACGGTGGTTCGATTCCACCCATCGTTCCTATTTCAAATCATATAGTCATATAGCAGATGAAAGCAATTATCGAAATAGTACGAGAGACCTTATTTAATGATGGTGGTTGTGTGCAGACATCCACAAAAGAGAATATTTCTGGTATAACAATCCGTGAGACCAAAATCTTTGGCTTCAAAATCCTCAGTAAGATTGATACTTCATTCGTTACGGAGGTCCGCATTTTCTCGCTACTTATAAAGCGCTCCCGGCAGAAAGGATGGGCGATTTATCGCCTTCCAAAAGCCAAGCCTTAAAGGTATTGTAAGATATGGCAAGAGTAATAGACTCCTCGCCCGCATAGACAATGATTTCTTTATTCTTGTCTATTACGGAATTAACAAGGTTAAGGCTTACAAGAAGCCGACAACCCTGCTTATTGGTGTATTCGATAAAGCGTGTCATAATCGTTGGTTTTGGTTTTTGTCACTGCAAAATTAGCGATTTTCGGCGAACGGTGTAGCCTTCTGGCGATAGTGGTTAATGCAGGGTCATCGCCTGCCTCCGTTCCTCATCAAATTTTACCATTATGGAAAAGACTATTAGAATAGCAACCCTCGGAATTGCAGAGGAGTTTCGCCGCATGGAGATCGGCGATGTCGTGCAGTTTCCCACGGCACAGTATAATTACAATTCAATCAGAGCAACACCAAGCACATCGCTCGTTAATGAGCGGATGGAAGGGAAACGCTGGAGAACTAAAATAAACTTTGACAATAAGTGTGTCGAAGTTACAAGAATTGCGTAGCCTATGAGTAAGTTTCATATTAACTCTCTCAATCCCGAGGCCATACAACTTGAAAACATCTATGCAGTTATGTCAGAAGAGAGTTTCGGGAAGGACCTCTCGGCAAAAATTGTCGGAGGGGTGAAGAAATTGGAAGATTTGATTGCCGCCGGCGCAATCGAAGCCCATAAGCCGAACAATGTTCAAAATGGCAAATGGTTCTGCAATGCCGCCCAGGTATTGCGACACTGCCGGAATATGAGAAAAAGAAAATAACCACATAGGTACAATGCCCGTGAGGGTATGCTAATGATATCATATATTGGATTGCCTTTGAGTGCCCGTGAGGGTCGCGGCATCATCTTTAATCAAACCCCGACAGCCGAGCGGGTAATCTCGGCCACATGGAGGTTGTAAACGCTGGCGCCAAGCGCGATAGTGGTTAATGTGGGTTCGACTCCCACCGCCTCTGCTATGAGAGATTGGCAATCGGTGAGTGCCGCCCAGGGTTGACCGGGGGTAGGTGAATAGCAGTGGCCATGGAATAGCCTACAAGCAGGTTCGACTCCTGCTCTCTCAACACCCCAATAAGAATAATATCATTAACGCCGGACGGTCTGCGAAGATAGTCCGGTTTCTCTTACGGGAGAATTGCACACGGCAAGTGCTACCAGCAGAGGTTGGCGTCGGTAAATATGGGTATGGGCATCGCACAGGGCGACGGGACGCATATCCGAATAGCCGACAAGTTGGTTCAAGTCCAACTCTCCCGACAACATCATCAAATACATCATCAAAATGAGAAAACCGACAAAGACAAAGAGCGTCAGCGCCGGAACTCGTATCTATTATTTTGACGCTCACAACGACAACAAGGGTCAGCCGTACCTTTCCATCTCCGAGGTGCCTGTTGACCGTAGCCCCGGCATAAAAAAGCGTCAGCGTATCTTTATTCACATAGAGGATATAGAAAAATTCGCCGACGCTTTCAACGAGATGGCAAAACACATAAAGAATGAATCTGAACGATGATCCGCTTGTTTTACTCGGCTGGAGCTGCCCGTATTGTGGAAATCCAACTAAACTCGTTGATGATTCGCAAATCTACGGGCGCTCCTACGGCACCAAGTGTTACATCTGCGAACCGTGCGGCGCATGGGTCGGCTGTCATAAGAACTCGGACAAAGCACTCGGCAGGGTGGCAAACAAAGAACTCCGTGAACTGAAACATCGGGCACATGAAGCTTTTGACCCTCTTTGGAAAGAAGGACACCTACCGAGAACCGCAGCTTATGAGGTATTATCAGCCGCATTTAATCTTCCAACTGAGCAGACACATATAGGAATGTTCAATGAGGATATGTGCCGGAAAGTAATTGCATTGTCAAACATAATATTAAAACTTATCAGACAAAATGGCTAAACAAATCAATGCCGGCAAGTTCCTTGTAATCGAATGTACCGCAGGAGAACTGATGGATGCCGTCGGCTCTGACATCTGCATTTGCGATTGGTGCGGACGCCCATATCTTCCTCATGACAAAGGCTGCTATATTGCGGTCCTCAACCAATGGTACTGTAAAAAGTGCTATGAAGAATGGTTCGCTCGCGCTGAGTGGTACCCCGAAGATGCCGATGTCGAGCGTAGGAACTTCAACTTCTACGCCCCACGTTTCGGCATCAAATGTCAGTAAAAGTTAAGGCGTAAAAATGGCGTTCAACCTGTTTGCGTAACTCGCTAATTATGACTAACTTTACTGTATATCAGAATAAATGGTATAACAAGTCAAACCAATAACCCCACCAATTATGGCTAAGGAAAAAACAAACCAAGAGGAGCAGGTTAAAGAGCAAAAAGATGCTCTCGAAAAGAATCTCCGCTTCTACAATCAAGGGCGAACAGTGCCGGCCAATGCCCTCAAACCGATTAAGGCCGGACGCCTCAAAGGGATGAGCGACATTAACCCGATGTGGCGAATGAAACGAGTGACCGAAATTTTCGGCCCTGTCGGTTTTGGATGGAAATACACCATTGATCGCCAATGGGTCGAGCCTTACGGTCAAGAAGTCAAGGTATTCTGTAACATTTCTCTCTTTGTCCGAGACCCCGAAACAAAGGAATGGAGCGATGCTATTCCCGGCGTCGGCGGCTCTGCTGTGGTCTCAGTTGAGAGCAAAGGCCCTTATGTCAATGACGAGGCGTACAAGATGGCTCTTACTGATGCTCTCTCTATCGCAATGAAACCGCTCGGTATAGGGGCAGACATCTGGTATGGAGAAAATGCCACGGGCCACAATGAGAGCAAATACGAGCAGTACACACGGACTGATAACAGCCAAACTACCCAGCAGAATGCCGGCACATCGGCTGTCGCTTTCACCGGCGCACAACTCCAGCAGGCGCTTTCAGAACTTGAGGCTATTGATACGGAACAGGCATTCCAGACATTATGGAATAAATGGGCTACATCCGTTCCTGCTCTCTGTATGAATGGCACCGAGTTCTATAACAAGGCCTGTATCAAAATTCAGCAAATCAAAAACGCTCCCAAATGATGCAGTTCAAAAAGTCTCCTGTAATCTTCGATGAGGATAGCCACAGCTACCAACTCGACGGCAAGAGGTTGGTCGGCATCACGGGTCTTATACATTCAGTCCTCGGGCTGGGTGTATATCCCGAGGCTGATGACTATGTTAAAGATTTCATCATTCCTCGCGCCGGCAGCCGTGGCACCGCCATTCATCATGCCATTCAGACCTACGACCAAATCGGCATTATGCAGACTACTCAAATCGTTCATACCCGATACGGTTGCCGTGAACGCGACAACATACAGTATAAGGATGAAGAGTGGGATGTCAGCCTTGAACTTAACAACTACATTCGCCACTTAAACGGATTTGAGGCCGTGGCAAATGAGTTGACGGTTTCAGACAATAACAAGTATGCCTCACAGATTGACAATGTATGGCGTCGCAAAGACACTGGCGGGATATGGCTGGTAGATACCAAGAGCAACAATATCGGTCTTTATCCTCTGTGCGGTTACTACAATCCTGCATTTTTCAACTCCGGCGCAGAGGCATTGCAGGAATATCTGTCATGGCAGCTTTCCATATATGCCGAGTTGTTTGAGGCCGAGAACCCTGGTATCAAGGTTGAAGGCCTTGCCTGCAACTGGCTCCGAAAAGAGCAAGCCGCGTTTTGGGTTATCAAGCGCAAACCGACAGAGCTTGTCAAGGAGCTGCTGACTACCGAATACATTTTCACAGACAATGGCCCGGTATATTTCCACCATGACCAATCAGTGTTCGGTATCAATTCCAATCTGCCAACGCCCCAAGAGGAACAAGTTATTATTCCTGTTGATGTCGTTGACTACATGGCAGGACTTCTCAAAACAGTAAAAGAGGCAGAGGCCAAATTAGCCGAAGCAAAAACAGCACTCAGAGCTGCAATGGACCAGCACAAAGTAAAAAAGTATGACTTTGGTCAGTTTACAGCTACTCTTAGTGCCAGTTCTGTCACAAGCAGGTTCAATACCAAACAGTTCAAAGAAGATCATCCGGAAATGTATGAAAAGTATGTTTCCAAAAGTGTTTCACAAGGTTCACTAACAATCAAACTTAAAGATAATGATTAAACTAAAAGCGACCGCCCTCATTCACTACATCTCACCGGTGATTGAGATACCGTCAAGGTCAGGCGGCCAATCGTTCCTAAAACGAGAGCTTGTTCTTGACGACTCTTGGACAAAGGACGGCAAAACCTACGAGAATTTTGTGCTGATAGAGTTCACGGGGGACAAGATGTCTCAACTCGACGCCTTCAGTCCGGGTCAGCGTGTAAATGTCGAGGCATATGTCAGCGGTAGAGAGTATCAAGGCAAGGTGTTCAACACCATCAAAGGTTCGACTATCGAACTATTTCAGGCCCAGCAACCTGCACCCTCAACGGGACAATATCCGCAGGCCCCCGGCGGCTATCCACAGCAACCGCAGTATCCGCAGGCTCCCGGCTATCCACAGCAGGGCGCATATCCCCCCGGCGGCTATCCTCCCCAGCCTGCCTACCCACAGCAGGGTGGTTACCCACAACAGGGCGGTTACCCACAGCCTCCGGCTCCGATGCCCGGCGCGTCGCAAGGCGGTAATCTCGGACCTGACGGTCTGCCATTCCGCTGATGGCTGACGCAATCCTCACAAAACGTGACGGTGTGGTGAGCATGGATAAATCATTTGAGTATTTATGCTCACTGCTCCGAAACGGAGTATATACGGTCAAGATAGTCCGAAAAACCGAGCCGCGCACCATTTCGCAGAACTCATTGATGTGGATGTGGTACAAGTGCATGGAAGAGGCGACGGGCACGCCCAAAGAGGACTTTCACGACTACTACAAAGCAAAGTATCTCAGCCGAGATGTTGCAGTCGGCAACCGCTGGTATCGGGTTACAGGCAGTACAACAGACCTCAACACCTTGCAGATGACAAATTTTCTTAACAAGGTGCAGGCTGATGCCGCAACTGAGTTCGGCATCACATTGCCACTTCCGGCTGACAGACATTACCAATCATTCATAGACGAATACAAAAAAAGATAACAATCGGGTGGTCACAATGGCCATCCGATGTTTTTTAACCTCTCAAACAATATGGATATAAAAATCAAAAAAGCCAAACTAACAAAGGGCAGCACCATTGAGGCTACTTACATCGATGAAGATGGCAACGAGATTACCCTAAAAGGTAAGAACACCGTCCACGTTGACCTCAAAACTCGCCTCGCCGCCCTAATCCCTTATTTCGCTGAACTGACCGAGCAGAAAGAGGCAGATCGCTACGATTGGGATAACCCCGACTCTCAGGAGAACATCGACCTCATGCGCCGCCTCGATGTTACCGGCGTTTCCCTCGGCGGCGATGACAATTGTCCCATTGCCACCCTGACCGGCCGACGCACTCTCATGTCGTCAAAGGTTCTCAACCTCAACACTCCGCCCACAGACCTTAACGCCGATGACAGCGGTTGGGTACGGGCCGATGACTTCCGCTTTGCTATTGACGCTTTCTTCTACGAGGTTGTCCTCTACATCACAGAACGAAAATGGTCCGTTAAGCAAGCCGAGTTCGATTTCGAGAACGAAGAAGACCCATTCGCCAATGCCGGGATAACGGCAGAGGTGGAATCCATCACTACTGACGCTGACGCGCCCAAAGTAAACCCGGCAGAACAAGTGGCCTAACAACCGATGAAGCCGATATACATTACCGAAACTCCCGGCACTTTCAGACTCTCCTTTGAATACAACCCTATACTGATTGACCTAATCAAAAGAATCCCCACCAGACGGTGGGATAATTCCGAAAATGTATGGGTAGTATCTAAGCAGGGGCTTTATCCTCCGGGCTACGATGCTCGGTGGTATGTAGAGGCTTTCGCTCAGTGGGCAGTCAAGAAAAATTACTGCTCCCATGTTGCAAGACGTAGCGAGACACACGATGTGGTATTTGAAATTCCCCCGATGAAAGAGTTTGTCGGGGAACATTACATACTGCCGCCTTATACTCCATACTCTTATCAGTTGGAGGGTGTCCGCTACGCTCTTGACAATAAGCGTTGCATCTTCGGCGATCAGCCGGGCCTCGGCAAAACGCTACAAGCGATATGCGCTGTTGTCAAAGCCCACAAAGAGGCTATGACTTACGGAGAGTCGTTCCCTGTACTTGTCATTTGTCCGGCAGCGCTCAAGGTAAACTGGAAACGAGAGTTCAAAAAGTTCGCCGGTATTGAGGCTTGTATCCTCGACGACTCCAACCGAGCAAGTTGGGAAAAGTTCTGGCAACTGAAACGACCGGACGGCGAGGCTCTATGCCCGGTGTTCATTACCAATTATGAGAGCCTTAAAAAGTTCTTTGTGGTAAAGATAAAAAACTCATCTCGGTTCACACTGTCTTCAATCGTGTTTGATGAACGCGTGAGTGTTTTCAAATCCATTATCATAGATGAAAGCCATAAATGCAAATCCTCAAAGACTCAACAGTCCAAATTTGTTGAGGGGATTTGTCGAGGCAAAAAATGGATATTTGCGTTGACCGGTACCCCTGTCGTTAACAACAACACTGACCTCATACAACAGTTAAAGATACTCGGCCGACTTGATGACTTCGGAGGATACAAGCACTTTGTCGCCAGATACTGTGATGGTCCAAAGCAATCTTCCAACATGAAAGAGTTGCATTACCGTTTATGGTGTTGCTGTTTCTTCAGACGGGAGAAAGCAAAGGTATTGACACAACTCCCCGACAAGATGCGCCAGTACATCACCTGCGAGATAACCAATCGCAAGGAGTATCATGATGCCGAGGATAATTTCCTCAAATACCTGCGACAGTATAAACACGCCGATGATGACCGCATAGCCAGGGCGATGAGAGGTGAGGTTATGGTGCGCATGGGTATCCTCAAAGAGATTGCCGCACGCGGCAAGGTTAAGGCTGTGGCCGATTTCATACATGATGTTATCGACGGCGGCGAGAAGCTCATCATGTTTGCCTATCTCAAAGAGGTGGTCATGGCTCTCAAAGCCGAGTTTCCGGATGCCGTGACTGTTACGGGGTCGGACAATATCACTCAAAAGCAAAGCGCTGTCGATCGGTTCCAGAATGACCCCGAATGCAAACTAATTATCCTCAACTACAAGTCCGGCGGTACAGGACTTACGCTGACTGCATCAAGCAGGGTCGGTTTCATAGAGTTCCCCTGGACTTACAGCGACTGTGAGCAGGCCGAGGATCGCGCCCATCGTAACGGACAGAAGAACGCAGTCAACTGCTATTATTTCTTGGGCGATAAGACAATCGATGAATATATGTATAAGGTCATTCAAACCAAGAAAGATATTGCAAACGAAGTGACCGGCACCACTACCCAGATAGATGAAGATGTCGTAAGTAATGTGATGAACCTATTCAGCAATCGTCTATGAAAAAGAATTTCAAATGGATCATCAAAAATGGCAGAGTCCTATTGCTACGCCGCACTATCGGTCTATTTGGGGAACAGTGGGATTGTTTCGGCAACTTCGATGATAAGGACGGTAACTCCGCCCGTGGTAAACAAATTATCAAACAACTTAACGAATGTGCCAAGCATACGGACAAATTTAACGAAGATGACTGAGCAAGAAGTTTTACAAAAAGAGCAGACCTACTCGGAGTCCAAGATACAACACTATTGCGTGAATTGGTTTCGCCGGACTTTCCCCCAAGTAGCAAATCTGCTTTTTGCAGTCCCAAATGGAGGCTGGCGTGGAGCCCGCGCCGGTGCTCAGATGGTCTATGAGGGGCAGGTCAAAGGAGTGGCCGACCTCATATTGTTGTTCCCGAAAGGTGGTAAGTCGAGCCTTTGCATCGAGATGAAAGTCCCGAAGAGGAAAGGCAGTAGCGCCGGTTCACAGTCAGCGGCGCAGAAAGAGTGGCAGATGCTTGTGGAAAGTAATGGCAGCACTTATGTAGTGTGTCATGGTTTAGTGGAGTTTGTGAAAGCAGTCTGCATTTACCTACAAACCAATCCACAGCCTTACATTGAAAAGGCGCTCAATCTATATCCCACATATCAATGACCTACATAGAGCTGCTTAATTCTTTTTGGGATTCTACGAGGTTCAATCCATGCTCAAGCAATGAGGCTACGATGTACTTCTACCTGCTACATCAATGCAACATTCGGCGCTGGATTAACCCATTTGAATTTAAGACGCGCGATTTGGAGTTGATGCTCGGATTGACGCGTGCCACAATTTCGGCAATTAGAAATAAGCTCAAGCAACGTGGGTTGATAGACTTTGGGAAAGGTGTCGGGAGCGGCAGTGCTGTGTATCTCATTTGTGGTGCTAAAATCACTGAAACGGAACTCGCTAAAAAATTTTGTGTTCAACCATTAAACACAAAATTAAACACAACGCTAAACACAAATCTAAACACAACACTAAACACAAAACCGGATTCCACCTTATATATAGAAGAAAAAAGACTAAAGACTAAAGACATATCTCCTGTCGGAGATAGTCCGGCGGTGCCTGTTACGCAATCTTTGTTTGAGGCCGAAGAAAAGAAAGCCAAGAAACAAAAAACGACACCGCGACCAAAGCCGCCCGAGCCACCGCCACCCACACTTGAGGAAGTGAAAGCATATTTTCTCACTCAACGAGCCGATGAAAGGCTGGAAAATTGGGAGAGAGAGGCCAAGATCTTTTTCAACCATTTTACATCTCTTGGGTGGAAAACGAGTGCCGGTGCAAAAATCTCACATTGGGACAGTCGCGCCAATCTTTGGATATTGGAGCACGAGAAACCCACAAAACCCGATAAACCGATAGCAGATGAAACTGGAAAAACTGATCGACTTTCAGAACGTAGAGGGTCTGAGTCGGGCGCTAAATCGAGAAAAGGTTTTAAGGGGACGTTTTAGCCTTGAAATCCCGGTCAAAGATGCGGCTAATGGTATTTACGCCGCGATGAAAGCCGAGGTAGAGTATCGCGGCGGCTCCTTTACCCTTGATGATGACACACGAGCGCATATCCTTGCCGCCGCACAATGGATTATAAATCCAGATGCGCCCCCCGGGCTTATGCTATGCGGCCTCTACGGGAATGGTAAGACTACACTCGCAAAGGCAATCTCTGCACTCATAGGCTTTTTGACTGAACGCGAAAAAGGTTACTCAAGCCGTCAAACGATGAGATTGATAACCGCAAAGAACATCTGTCGGCTGTGTGCCGCCAGCGAGAAGTTCAAAGAGCAGTATGATGACTATAACAGCCTGTTCAATGAGCCGATGATGATAATTGATGACCTCGGAGAGGAACCTCGGGAAGTCATGGTGTATGGTATGATACACACGCCAATCATCGACATCATCTCAGAGCGCTACGCCAAACAGCGTATGACCATTGTTACCACCAATCTTGAGACAGATGACTTGAAAGAGAAGTACGGTCCGCGAATTTACGACCGCTTTCAGGAAATGTTAACCCCGATAGTTTTTGAAAATGAATCCTACCGCCCCAGACGGAGAAAAGATAGTAATCCATTGGAACACCAAGGATGAGGAAGCCATAAGGTTGATAAGAGAACGCTTTGGCATTCCGCGTTACACCACGGTAAATGGCCAGACTCCGGCAGTCCTGCCTGCTGATGATATCTTAATGTTTGAGGAAACCGTCAGGCGAGGATATTTCACATATCGGCGCGTTGACTGGACTTTCAACGGTGCGACCTATTCGTGGTAAAATGGTGTAAAAATGGTGGTCATTCTGTTTGTGTAATTCGCTAATTATAGCTAACTTTACTGTATAACAAACTACAAGTCAAACCAATAAGTTAACATTATGGACTTTCAAAAAATCCCATTGGACTCGGTGAAACCATCGCCGATGAATCCAAGAAAGACTTTCGATGAAGAGGCTGTTCAGGAACTTGCCGCTAACATCGAAAAACAAGGGCTAATTCAGCCCATCACAGTAAGGCCGAGAGTAGTTCAGATAGCCCTCGGCGAAGAAGTAGCAGATGGCTATGAGATTGTTTGTGGAGAGCGCCGTTACCGTGCTTACTGCATCCTCAAGGCCAAAGAGGACAATCTCAACATTGAACGAACTGCGGCTCATCGTAAAAAGCATGACCGGTTCCAGTCCATTCCGGCGATGATCCGAGAGATGAACGATGAAGAGGCGTTTGAGGCCATGATTACCGAGAACCTGCAACGGCAAGATGTTGACCCAATGGAAGAGGCTTTCGCTTTCGGTCAACTCATCAAAAACGGCAAGACGGCCGAGGAAGTTGCCCTCAAATTCGGCAAGAGCATCCGCTTTGTTCAGGACCGTTGCAAACTCAACGCTCTAATTCCGGAACTGATGCTTGCTGTAAAAGAGGATAAGATGAGCATTGCAGCTGCAATGATTATCTGCAAACTCGATGAGGAAGGCCAGCATAAATATTACTCTCTATACCGCAACAACTATCAGGGGTTCAGCAAAGCAACAGCACAAGGGTTTGTTAACAACTTGTTCATGAACCTCAACAAATCCCTCTGGTATCAGAGCGACAATCAAGTCGATGAAGATTTCGCCGGCGGCTGTGAAACAAAGTGCTCCCAGTGTCCTCTCAATACAGCAAATCATGGATGCCTATTCTACGAAATGAAAGGCGATGACACTGGCCGCTGTACCAATCGTGCTAAGTTCAGAGCAAAGACCATTGCCTACATGCTGCACGTTATCGAGGGCCAGGCAGAAAGACTTGTCAAAAAAGGAGAACCGCTTGAATATGGCAAGACAGTCATAGCAATCAAAACAGAGTCTTATGAGGCTGATGCGTCTGTGGCATTCAAAGAACAAATCGCTGGATTCATTCGTGAACGTGGCTATGAAGTAGTTGCTCCGGACAAAGTATTTTCGCATAAATGCCACTACACAAATGATGATGAGCGGACTTTGGAGATGATAAAATCTGGTGAGGTCTATCAGGTAATATCATTGTTCAACTATGACAACCCAACCATTGAAGATCAGTTCTGGTATGTCAAGCGCAACAGCAAGGGAGAGAAAGAGAGCGGTCTGCCGGTCAATGTTTCGGCGCTCCTTGACAAATACAAGAACGATAAAAACAATCTCCAAGCGCAATTCACGGTTGAATGTGCAAAAGCTATGGCAGCCAACAATGTCCTCTCCGATGTGCCACTTACAGACTTGGAGAAAAAGTTGTTCATGCTTCTTGTTCTCCAGTCCAATTACAAACTGCGTAGCCAACTCAAACTCGGTCAAATCTCTTATAGAGATGAAGACTACAAATACATCGCCGAACACCCCGACATCTTCAATCTCTGCGCAAGAGCATGGTTGCAGGGTAAAGTCGCAATTGGCAATAATCCAGATTTGAGACAGGCAGAACCAATTCTCGATGAACTCGGCGCCCTATGGTGCCCGGAAGAATACCGGAAGGCCAAAGACAAAGTGCAGGCCAAGTTTGACAAGAGCGTGGCTAAAATCACAAAACAACTCGCCGACCTCGGCTATGACCTTGAAGGTAACAAACTGCCAGAAAAGCCAGCCGACACCACTCCTACAATAGCGCAAATCAAAGAGCAGTACGAGGCCATGAAGAAACAGCGCTCAGGTGTAATCATCATCTTCAGGCTCGGTGATGAGTATGAGTGCATTGAACAGGATGCTAACGTAATTGCAATATCTCTCGGCCTCAAGTTACAAAACAAGGGAAACACACCTTTCGTGAAATTCCCGAAAGCAGAACTTGACGCCTATATACGCGAGTTGGTAAAAGCCGGTCATAGGGTGGCAATCTGCGAGCAACTCGATGCTTCCAACAAGTGAGCGATATGGGTAAGACGGTAAAAATCGTTCTCACTCCTCAACAAGAGAGATGGCTAACCAATCATTTCAAGCACACCAAAAACAGCGAGTGTGCCGAGAGGTTAGGCATCTCTCTTCGTTCAGTGGTGAGGATCGCCCGGAAATTGGGGCTGACAAAGAGCCGTCAGTTTATGGCCCGATGCCAGCGTGAGACTTCCGATGCAGCTAAAGAATCGCACCGGCGTAATGGCACCTACCCACCCAAAGGGTTCAGAATACCCAAAAGGGAGGTCGGACAATTCAAGCCTGGAGTTACCAGTCGTGAGCGTCTTGGAGCCAAACGGGAGTCTGAAAGAATCCGAAAATCGGCAGAGTCCAGACGGGCTACTATCAAAAAAGAGCGAGCGCGGATTATATGGGGTCTGGAGCAAAAAACCAAACTGAAACTTGTCACCAGCCCCAAGAAAATCCAATATCGCCATGAACTCCGCCGACGCTACTACCAAATAGCAAGAGGTGCAAGTGAAGCCTATGTAACACGTTTTACTAAACGCTCTCCTAAAGTCGAGAGCAATGCCCGTAAATATGGTATTCGGGTAATTGAATAACATAACACATCATCAACCTAAAACGCGGCACCGCTCACTTACCGAGTGGTGCCGCTTGCTTTACTATGGAGTATCAGGATTTTCTCAAATCAAAAATAAAAATCTCCGAGGATTACGGCTACAAGGTGGAAATGAGCGAAATCAACCCGAAACTCAAACCTCACAACAAGCTCATGGTAAAATGGCTTGTCGAGGGGGGAAAAAGAGCCTGTTTCGCCTCTTTCGGCTTACACAAGACCGTTACCCAGTTGGAGGCAGTCAGACTCACTCTTGCAAAAGTAGGACATGGCTCCGGGCTGATTGTTTGCCCTCTTTCAGTCCGGCAAGAGTTTGTTGAGGACTCCAAAAACATTCTCGGATGGGATAAGCCGCCCAAATTCATACGCCGCCCGGAAGAGATGGACGGGGACGGTATCTATCTGACAAATTACGAAAGCATACGCGATGGCAAGTTAGATCCGGAGCTGTTCATTGTAGCCAGTCTTGATGAGGCATCCGTTCTGCGAGGACTTGGCGGCTCAAAGACTTTTCGTGAATTTATGCGCTTGTTTACCGGAGACGGCGGTCCCATGCAGGTGCGCCGACAGGCCGAGCGTATCAAGTTCCGCTATGTGGCAACTGCCACACCATCTCCCAACGACTATATAGAGCTGCTTGCCTATGCAGACTTCCTCGGCATCATGGATGTGTCGCAGGCCAAAACACGGTTCTTTAAGCGTGACTCAACGCATGCCGACAACCTGACCCTACACCCTCACAAAGAAGAAGAGTTCTGGCTGTGGGTTTCATCATGGGCCTTATTCGTGAGCAAACCCTCGGATATTACCGGTGATGAAGCCGATGACGAGGGCTATATCCTGCCGGAACTTGACTTGCGATGGCACGAGATACCGACGGACTACTCTAAGCCGAGTGTTGACAAATACGGCAATCCTGTACTTTTTGCTTGTGAGGCTATGGGTCTGCAACAGTCAGCAAGAGAAAAGCGAGAGAGTCTGCCAGACCGAATAGCTAAGATGATGGAGTTAAGAGCCGAGGATCCCGACGCACACCGCATCATCTGGCACGACCTTGAAAGTGAACGCCACGCGATTGAGAAGGCCATTCCGACAATCAAGTCAATCTATGGGTCACAGGACTATGAGAAGCGTGAGCGCAACATTCTCGACTTCTCCTATGGCCGTATTCAGGAGCTGGCGGCAAAGCCTGTCATCGCCGGTTCCGGCTGCAATTTTCAGCGTCATTGCTCATGGGCCATATACCTCGGCATAGGCTACAAGTTCAATGACTTTATCCAATCAATCCACCGCTTGCAACGATTCCTTCAGACGAAAGTCGTAAGGGTTGACCTCATCTACACCGAGGCTGAAAGAGGAGTCCGCAAAGCGCTTGAAACAAAGTGGCAAAACCACAATAGACTTGTTCATAACATGACTGATATTATAAAGAAATACGGTTTGTCCCATAAAGAGATGGCAACTCATCTTGCCCGAAAGATGGGCGTTGAGCGTGTGGAAATATCCGGCGACGGCTACCGCATAGCCAACAATGATAATGTTCTGGAATTGCAGAACACCGAACTTTATCCCGACAATTCTGTGGGCCTCATCGTAACATCTATTCCATTTGCGACCCAATACGAGTATTCTCCCAATTATGCCGACTTTGGGCACTCGGAGAGCAACGAAGAGTTTTTCAAGCAGATGGATTTCCTCACGCCCAATCTGTTCAGAGTGCTCCAGCCGGGCCGCATGGCCATTATCCATGTTAAAGACCGCATCGTGCCTATGGGCCTCAGCGGTATGGGGTGTCAGACGGTCTATCCATTCCACTGCGACTGCATCGCTCATTACACAAAACATGGTTTTGCCTACTTGGGTATGAAAACCATAGTTACCGATGTTGTCCGGGAGAACAATCAGACCTATCGCCTCGGCTGGACCGAGCAGTGCAAGGATGGCACCAAAATGGGTGTCGGTATGCCCGAGTATCTGCTCATCTTCCGTAAGCCTGCCACAGATCGCACCAATGCCTATGCCGACATTCCTGTTGTCAAGGAGAAAAAGTGGTGGAACGAGCAGACCCGCTCATGGGATAATCCCGACGGTTACAGCCGCGCCCGCTGGCAGATGGATGCACACGGTTATACTCGTTCATCCGGCGACCGACTCATGACGCCCGAAGAGATAGCCAAGATGGATCACAAAGCAATCTTCCGTTTCTTCAAAAAATATTCACTCAACGAGGTCTGGGATTATGACTATGTGGTGAAGATCGCTGAAGAACTGGAGTTGCATGGCAAACTCCCTACGGGATTTATGTTACTCCAGCCCGGAAGTTGGACTGATTATGTGTGGTCGGACATAGCGCGTATGCGCACCCTTAACACCATTCAGTCGGTCAAAGGTAAGGAGCAACACTTATGCCCCCTGCAATTCGACATCGTGAACCGAGTGATTGACCAGATGAGCAATCCCGGCGATATTGTTCTTGACCCTTTCGGTGGTCTGATGACCGTTCCCTACTGCGCGCTCAACAAGGGGCGCAGAGGCTGGGGCATAGAACTTTCGCCGACATACTTCCTTGATGGCGCTCAATATTGCGCACAGGCCGCTACGAAAAAGGAAGCACCGTCACTGTTCGACTTTCTCGATGATGAACCCCAAGAAGAGGAAGATGACCTACCTGATCAACTGAAACAATAATGAACAAACATGGAAAATAACAAATCACCTCCCGGCAATATCAGAGAACGGGCCATGAGCCCAAACCAGTCATTCACTAACCCCGATCTTTACCAATGGCAATACCTCTGAAAAAATTCGCCGAACAATGCGAAGAGGTAGCAATCGCCAAAGGCAAGATTACACCGTTGTCCTCTCCCTCAGTATCCTTACATGTCATCTCCAGAGAATGGAGATCGTTACATAAGGCTACGGCTTTCAAGAGCCTCAATCTTCCGGATTGGAGCGAAAAGGAAGAGGGAGCGGCCGAGGTGATAATTGCCGCGTTGACCTATCTTCGGCGCATTGGTTGCAAGGATATAGAAAAACTGCTCCGTGAAACTCTGGAGCATCATCGCCGGCAAACATTGTAGGTTCTGTCAATGACTATTCGTGATGAAGTTCTGTGATGTAGAAAGTAATAGCAATGGCTGAAATAACAATATTAGCAATCAGCCTCTTGGATTTCAACAAGGGGCAACTCAAAGGACTCCCGAAGAATCCCCGGTTCTTTCGGGATTATCGCTACGAGGCGATGAAAAGGAGCATCAATGAATCTCCCGAGATGCTCGAACTGCGTGAACTTATCGTATTTCCCTACGCCGAGGGGCGTTACATTGTAGTATGCGGCAATCTGCGTCTGAGGGCCTGCAAGGAACTCGGATACACCGAGCTGCCGTGTAAGATACTCAACCCCGGTACTGATGTCAAGAAGTTGAGGGAGTATGCAACAAAGGACAATGTGAACTTCGGAGAAAACGACCTCGATGTAATGAACAACGAGTGGGATAAAACCGAACTTGCAGACTGGGGTGTGGAATTTGCCCCGGAAAAGCCAGTCGATGAGTTCAAAGAGCGGTTTGATTCCATTACCGATGAAACGGCAGTCTATCCATTGGTGCCGAAATATGATGAGAAACACGAACTTTTCATCATTCAGTCCGGCAACGAAGTTGACAGCAACTGGCTCCGTGAGCGACTCGGCATGCAGCGCATGAAGTCGTATAAGACGGGCAAGGTCAGCAGGAGCAATGTGATTGACATTAAAGATGTGCGTGTCGCGTTGGAGGGCGAGAAGAAATGAGTCTTAAAATCGTTATTCCCTCTCACAAGCGGCACGATCGAGTTTTTGCAAAGAAACTCGTTCTTGACCCTATCATCTGTGTGGCCGAGAGCCAGGCAGACCTCTACCGACAATACAACCCCGAGTGTGAAATTGTAACGCACCCCGATGATGTGATTGGCCTGATACCGAAACGAAATTGGATGGCAAAACATTTCGGAGAACTGATGATGCTCGACGATGATGTTCATGTCGTTAAAACTCTTTTCTGCGAGAAAGGCGAGCCTGGCGTTATTCGCGACCCGGAAGAGATAACCCACATCATAAATTCTCTCTACGAATTGGCCTGTATGCTTGATGTTCATCTGTTTGGGTTCACGTCTGCCATATCGCCTGTCATGTATAATGAGTGGGGATATTACTCACTGTCGAAGATGATTACCGGTTGCGCCTATGGTGTGCGTTACAACAAGAATGTCTGGTGGAATGAAGAAATCAGACTCAAGGAAGATTTTTGGATAAGTTGTTACATGAAGTTCAAAGAGCGCAAAATCCTCACAGACCTTCGTTACAACTTTGCCCAAAAAGGCACCTTTGTCAATGCCGGCGGATTGGCCGCTTTTCGTAATCAGGAAGAGGAGCGCCGGTCAATCCTGTTCATCAAGAAACACTTTGGCGACAGCATCAACATGAAGGGTGCAACCAACAACGGCAAAGACAAGACCAAGCAACTTGTGGAGTATAATATCTCTTGTAAGTTCAAATTCTAACTTGCTGATTGGCCGATAAAATGGCGTTAAAATGGTGTTCAATCCGTTTGTGTAAATCGCTATTTTTGGCTATATTTACTGATGTAAAACAAATAATAACAACGAGTTATGAAAATATGGACAATACACGGATATGATTTCTTTGAGGTCAGTTCTGCAATGCAGAAAGCAATCCGGCGAGGAGATGCCCGAGTCGCAGGCTTTTTCGCTCTGGAACTATGGCACAGCAATTATCGCGATTATGTTTGGAAAAGGCTCTACACTATATCGGCCGAGGATTGTTACGGCCTCATCACAAACGAGATTGAGGCTCTGTGGCAGGGGCACGAGTTAGTCAATAAAAACAAATCCGAGCCGAAAGGCCGCATCTTCGTGAGTAAAGCGGTACTTCTCCTTTGCGAGTGTCGTAAGTGCCGCGACGCTGATCATCTGCAAAATTTGGTCTACGACCGCAGCGATGTTGATGTAGAACGGTGGATTGATGATGTGAGAGCGTTCCCCGTCGAGATACCACTATATACATTCGATGTTCATACCCGAAAGGGGAAAAAGAGTGGAAGGACCAAAGAAGAGTTCTTCCGCGAAGAGTATGAGGCGTTAAGGCCGAGAGTGCCCGGCCTGTTTGATGACCTTGTACCACCTTATCCAAGCGACCTGTTCGGCGGTTCGGACCCACAGTCCGGGCCGCTTTAATTTTCTTACATTATGGAATTACAATCCACTGACAAAATGATGCCGGGGAATAAGGGTGTCGCTCCTTTGGCGATACCCATTCCACCGGCACCTATGCCCAACTCGGGCAAAAATATAGAGCAGCCAAAGCCAGAAACGCCCATAACTCAACCTCAATAAATATGCGATGTCTTGACAATCATTGACAAATGTTAAGGTGTAAAAATGGTGGTCATTCTGTTTGTGTAATCCGCTAATTATGGCTAACTTACAGTATCAAAATAAAATACAAGTCAACCAATAACCACCAAAAATGAAAACGAAATCAGACCTCAACGCTCTTATTCCTACCCTTGTGAAACAGCTCTCAAGCACTGACCACGAAATCGGAGAGTCTTATTATGAACAAGATGAGGATGGCTGGGGACGATGTGATGACGCAACCACCAACTATTTCTGCTATGAGGAAGACGGTTGGTTCATCGAAGTTACTTATGAGTGCTGTGGAGAGTGGGACAATGACCCCGGCGATTATTGGACTCCACCGAGCAGCGATCTCCGGAGAGCATGGGGTGAGGTTACTGAAATAACAGCCTCTCACTATGATGATGACACCGATGAGGAAACCGAATTTAGCAAAGATGATGTGAAAGAACTTTGGAAAGCTCTTGACAAAGTCCTCGAAGATATTGCATAAGTCAAACCAATAAAACCAACGAAAGTGAAAAAGTATGTTTTTCGGGTCTATACGACCTATGACCCCGATGATGGTTTCAATGCGTGGGTCACAGCAAATAGCCGCCAAGAGGCTGAGTGTGAAATCAGGTGTGAGTATCACTCTATTACTCGTGTAGAACTTCTAAGAATTGAGAACGCATGACACGGAAAGAAAGACAAGAGGCCCGGGCAGAGCGGTACCGAGAATATGCCGAGAACGCCGCCAAGAGAGCCACAGCTGCTTTCAATGCGAGCAATGATGCCGTGGCAAACATTCCTCTCGGTCAACCTATCCTCGTCGGCCATCACTCCGCGAAAGCCCACCGTCGCGCTCTGGAACGTTCCAATGGCGCCATGATGCGGAGTGTGCATGAGAGTGAGAAAGCGGCATACTACCGCCAGAAGGCCGAGGCCGCCGAGAACAATGACAATATCTATCTCGGCGATGATGACGCGATAGAGCGTCTGAAAAAGAAAATCGCCGAACTCACAGCACTTCAGGAACAGATGAAAGGTGCGAACAAGATTATCCGTGCCAAGGGTCTGAGTGATATTGAGAAAATTGAGGCGCTTGTTCATCTCGGAATATCAAGACCGAAAGCAAATAAGATGGTCGGGGCACAAATCATCTTCCCCGGTTATGCTCTTACCAACAATAATGCCAAAATCAGTGCCGCGAGAAAACAACTCGCAAAGGCCGAGGCGTTAGCGTCAAAAGATGATCGAGAGTACACCATCGATGGCATAACCATTGAGGAGTGTTACTCCGAGAACCGTGTCCGCATCTATTTCCCCGGCAAGCCCGACGATGAAATGAGAACAGAGCTGAAGAGGAACGGCTTTCGATGGGCGCCGTCGATGGGATGCTGGCAAGCCTACATCAACCGTTGGACTCTCCACTTCGTGAACGAGATAACCAAGTCAAACCAATAAAACCACATCAAAATGGGATACAGAATCCATTGTTCCCCTGTCTATCAAGTGACCTACGGGAACGGCTATTTCAGCCACAAATCTGAAGCAATCAATCGACTGCTCCGAGACATCAGTGAGGACATCAGCTTTGAGGGTGAGGACATAGAGACCGCCGAACGTCTTGAAGTTCCTCGCGCGGATCTCGCCCACCTCATCGGCAAAATCACCACCGACCGCGAATGGTTTGTGGAATGGCTCAAACGCAATTCAATAGACTGCACACCCGAAGATTTCATAACAGTCCTCTGCGAGTGGATAAGCAACAGCGATCCTCGCAATGACTATGTAGTATTAACCTGGTTCTAACGATGATGACTGTAATCGAAAAAACAGACAATGGATGCGATTATAGCTATCAATCGCAAAACCAAAGACGCCACTCAGATTGATTGGGAACAGCGTCGATATGAGATAGCCAAAGAAGTAATGGGAACTGAAGCATATCATGGAGCGTTTAGCGAAGATGCCGCAAAGTACGCCGTTGCGTGTGCTGATGCCCTTATTAAAGTCTTAAAAGAACAGCCCCAGCCATGAATAAAGACTACGCCTATTGTGTCGGCCCTAACTACTTCGGAGGGCCGGCACTCTGCCAGAACTGCAAACGGCACATACCATTCTGCACCGAAGTGAAAGAGACCCTTACATGGACCATGCCGATGTATGACGAAAAGACCGGCACCTGTCCTCTGCACGAACCCAATATCGAGAACAGCAATGAAGGATAAAGTAACAGCTGAGACGGCTCGGATATTGAAGGACCTGGGGCTGAACCTATCTGCTCCAACAATCTATGAGTCGGCAAAATTCCTACGAGAAGAGATTGGAGCAGACCTTGTTGTCAGCCCTAAGTTCAACAGTAAGACAGGCGACCGCATCGGCTACTTTTGGCGATGGTCTCAGCGAACAGACGTGATTGACACTAAAACATACAGAACTTTTGAGGCCGCGCTTTCTGCCGGTATCTCTAAGGTTCTTGAACCATTCAAAGATTATTTCAACAAATGAGACAATTAACTCCCGACGGGTGGCGCAACCTGCTCTACCTGTTTGTCGCAGACGAAGAGACTATGCGACCGGTAATGATGAAACCGTTTGAGCAAGGCGGATATGTGTGCGCGTCTGATACGCACGTACTCATCCGCGTTGCCAAAAAATATATCACCGATGACTATTCCACGCCAGCAAAGGCTCCCGATGTCAGCCGGATAATCCCGGCACAACCACCCACTTCCAAAATTTGTGCCAATGAGTTGAGGAAGGCATTTACTATCCTTGGCATGGACTATGACACAACCACAATCGACTGCATCGAATGTGATAATGATTGCGAGGTAGAATGGAAGTACACCGACCGAGACGGCGATGAACACACGAAGTATGCCGAGTGTCCGTGTTGCAACGGCACGGGCCGTGTTCCGAATGGTGCTGACAAATACTGCGAAATCGGCAGTAACCTCGTCTGTGCATATTTCATGTTGCTCCTCTATCGCGCTATGATGGAACTCAAAGTCGAAGAAGTCAAAGTCTCAGCGGGTTGCAATAGACCCCTCAAGTTCAATATCGGTGACGGCATAGATATTGTCGTCATGCCGTGCATCCTCGACAAATACAGCTCAAAAAAGAGGGCGCCGATAAATATGACCAAACTATGACCGAATCGCTTGTCAATCTTGTCCTGATATTCCTGGCATATCTTCTCATCGGCAAAGTCGAGGATATAGGATACCGCAAGGGGTATCAGGACGGAGTAGCCAGTAAGCCACCAAGAGTAAAAATCGGTTTCAAAACAAAGCAATCGAAAGACGATGATACAACTTCTATACATTGACCTATTCTGCGGTGCAGGCGGGACCTCAACGGGAGTCAATGAGGCCCGGTTACATGGCGAGCAGTGTGCAAAGGTAATCGCGTGTGTCAATCACGATCCAACGGCAATAGCGTCCCACGCCGCCAATCACCCCGACGCTCTCCATTTCGTTGAGGACATAAGAACACTTAACCTAACACCGCTAATGAGGCATATCAAGGCTTGCAGAAAAGAATATCCGCAAGCCTTGATTGTTTTGTGGGCATCTCTTGAGTGTACGAATTTCAGCCGGGCCAAAGGCGGTCAGCCCCGTGACCCCGACAGCCGGACGCTTGCCGAACACCTATACCGCTATATAGAAACTATCAATCCCGACTTTATCCAGATAGAGAATGTCGAGGAGTTTATGTCGTGGGGGCCGTTGGATGCCTCTGGCCGACCCTTGTCAATGGATAAAGGCCGCGACTACATCAAATGGATAAAGAATGTCAAACAGTATGGCTATGAGTACGACTACCGGATACTGAACTCGGCCGACTTCGGAGCCCGGACCACACGCAAGCGTTATTTCGGGATGTTCGCCAAAAAAGGTCTGCCGATCGTGTTCCCAACACCTACCCACAGCCGACGGCCTACCGGAAATCTTGAGCAGTGGCGAGCCGTGCGATATGTCCTCAATCTCGAAGAGTGGGGACAATCCATATTCACGAGGAAGAAGCCATTGGCCGAGAAGACGCTGATGCGTATCTATGCCGGACTCATCAAATTTGTGGCCGGTGGCAAAGATGCCTTCCTGGTAAAGTTCAACAGCATGAGTCAGCGAGGAAAGTATGTGCCGCCCTCCATTGATGAGCCGTGCCCGACAGTGGCCACTCAGAACCGCCTCGGACTTGCGCACGTTGAGTTCCTGTCAAAGCAGTTCAGCGGCTCGACCTACGATAAGAACGTGTCGTTGGATGAGCCGGCCGGAACGATAACGTGCGTTGACCATCACGCGCTCGTCAGCGCACACTTCCTGACATCGTTCTACGGTAACGGTGGTTGTCGGGACATTGACAGCCCGGCGCCCACCATTCCTACCAAAGACAAGTTCGCGCTTGTAAATCCTCAGTTCATAGATATGCAGTATGGCCAAGGTCGCCCGACCTCTATTGAGGAGCCAGCCGGATGTATCACAGCCAACCCGAAACATCATCTTGTCACGGTTGAGCAGTTGACTTCTATTGAAGGAATCCAGTGTGAGCCGCGTATGTTTTCCACCAAGGATCACCGTCAGTTCTTCTTGATGAACCCACAGTTCTTCTCGTCTGGCAGCTCCATAGATGAGCCGTGTTTCACTCTCATTGCCCGAATGGACAAGCGGCCTCCTTATCTCGTCTGCGTCGAGGGTGGAGGCATCGGCATAGAAGTCTATGAGAATGACTCGCCCATGACGGTAAAAATAAAAGAGTTCATGGCTTTCTACAACATCGTTGACATCAAGATGAGGATGCTCAAGGTTGTGGAGTTGAAGCGTATACAAGGCTTTCCCGATGACTATGTGCTGATGGGTAATCAGAGCGATCAGAAGAAATTCATCGGTAACGCCGTCCACACGAGCATCCCGAAAGCATGGTGCCCGGCGCTGTGTCAGGCTATTCAAAATTTATCAACCAATTCCCCAAAATTGAAAAATGTTCAAAAGAGAGAAAGAGAAACCGCAACAGGTCATATCGCATGAGATATTCAGTCCTGTCTTGTACAGTCCCACTCAGAGAGCAGTCAGTCAGATAGGCAGCCTTGCGGATTTCCTTCTGCGAGTTGTCGATAACATGAGTTACAAGTTATCCACAGAGTCTGACGGCAAGGTGGTGGAAATCTCAGTATCTGTAAGAAAGGAGAAGAACCATGACATTTAAGGAACTATATGGGCTATTTGTGCCGGTGAAGAGTCTTGAGGTAAAGATAAGCACCATCAATCGCTATCGGATGGATTGGAAATATCTCGAATCGAAAATCGGCGCGATTGACATTTCCGAGTTTGGCCGACAGAACGCCCGCTTCCTTGTCGCCACCATGATTGAGGAAGGTTTAAGCCCAAAGTTGGCACGTGACCGCATCTATTTTGTGAAGCAACTTCTTATTTATGCCACTCAAGAATTGGAGATGCGCGTGAAGCCTCTTGATTGGAAACTGAAATTTCCGGCAGGAAAGCCAAGAGAGATTCAGCACTTCACTGAAAGCGAGATGTTACGCATCGCGAAAGCAGTAACAGAAGAGATTGAGGATGGCACATATTCTGCATTGCCTGTACTGATGGCACTCCTGACCGGAATGCGGATGGGTGAAATACTCGCTCTGCGGTGGAGTGATGTAGATTTCATTCACAATATCATCAAAGTGCAACGTAATGTAGTGAAGAGTTACGACCCCGAGGCCAAGTCAGAAAGGATGATGGTAGGAACACCGAAAACCGCACACGGCTATCGTGAAATACCATTACTCCCTACACTTCGGAAAGCGTTCCGCGCCGTAGGTGGACCCAAGCCGGAGCAGGGGGACTACATTGTTGGGAACTCCGACAAACCTAAATTCCACAACTGTGTTCGTGACACCTATTCCCGGCTACTGAAACGTAACAAACTTCCGACGGTCAACTTTCATGGATTGCGCCATACGTTTGCCACTCTGCTTGTGGAAAGTGGCGGCGATATAAAGACAATCTCCGTCATACTCGGGCACTCGACTGTCGCCCTTACTCTCAATCTTTATGTCCATCCCTCTCTTGAATCCAAACGCAAAGTGGTTAACAAAGCGTTTCGTAAATTACGTAAACTTAGCCTGGACGCATCAGTAAATAACGGCGAAAATGGTAATAATTAACGGCTACAAGTTCTATGAAGAGCCTCGGAGTTGTGGTAGTTGCCCCTGCATGAACACGGGGGCAACCCACCTCAACCCCGGAGTCAAGCGCGGCCACTGCATCTTGTGGAATGAATGGCATCTGAGGTATCGCAATATCCCGGCGAGATGCCATAAACTTTTCAAAAAGGCAATGACCTATCCCGACGGGTCTAAATTGATTATAGTCGCAAACCAATCATAACCCAATTATGGCAAGACCAAACAGTAACGGTATAGTGGCACTCCACGATGACAAAGAGAGCGACAGCGGTTTCTTCTGCATGAAACTCGTTGGCTACCTCAACGAAGAGGCGGAGATTGGCACCGAGTTTTACGAAGTTCTATGGCATGAGCGTTTCGCCCAGGCAAAGGCCGGAGAATGCGCCTATCGGAATAGATGCCCCATTTACGCAAAATCCAAACCACCATTCTAACGGAGAATTTTATGATCATTAAATCATACAACATGAGAAAAGAGTATCGAATTAAAAGGACCTGCAAGTGGGTTCACACAGAAAAACGGCATTTATATTGCCCGACATACATAGTCCAGGTTCATGTCATATTAGGCATCTGGATTGGTGTAAAATCGTTCAGAGATGAAGAAGATCCGGATTTTGCCCGGAGAGAAGCAGAAGAACTGTTAGACAAACTCAATGAAAAATAAGACATGAAAGTAGTAATCACCGGCGGCGAGGGCTTTATCGGCAAGGCTCTCGCCGCTGCTCTCTCCAGACGGGGAGTAGAGGTCATAATCATAGACCGCACAAAAGGCATCGAGGCCAAAGACTTCTTCGATACCGTTCCAAATCTCCATGATGCAGACTGTGTGTATCATCTGGCCGCGCAGACATCGGTGTTCAACACCAATCATGCGCAGATCATGTATGACAACATCGAAACATTCATGGCAGTATGTAATGCCTGTAAGCGTGCAGGCGTAAAGCTGGTGTATGCCTCATCTTCCACGGCCAACAGCCCCAACACAACATCTCTCTACGGAATATCCAAGCGTTTCGATGAGGAATATGCCCGGTGCTACAACCCTCATGCCACCGGCGTCCGACTCCACAATGTCTATGGGCCTAACCCGCGTCAAGGAACTCTTCTTTGGCATTTACTCCACGACAACCCGGTGAGGCTCGTAAACGGAGGTCGAAACGTGCGCCACTTCACATTCATAGATGATGTGGTAGAGGGGCTAATCTATGCCTATGGCTGTAACAGGCAACTCATCAACGTAGCAAACCCCGAAGAGATGAGTGTTTACGATTTCGCATTGGCGGTCCAAGCGCACAATGAGGCTGAAATATCGCTACTTACGGAAAAACGCGAATTTGACAAAATCGCCCAAACGGTTGATGATAGCCTATTTACTGTACCTTTGCCATACACGCCGGTAAAAGAAGGCATCAGGCGTGTATTTGACACCATCGACAATGACACGGCGCAGTAGAATCATACGAATGGATAAATGGGATGTTCCTGCTTCTCGGCCACGGCTGAAGGGTGGGAATATCCCTCTTTGCGACCTTACGCCCCGGATAGTGGTTCATCAGCTCGGCTCCCTGGTGTATTTCTCGCAGTTCAGACGCACAAAGAGCGGCGTACCGTTCAGCGAGATTAAGCAGTCGGCCGATATAGCCACACAGTTTGCCGACACTGCCTGCGACTTCATTCAGCGTCTTGTCAACAATACGGAAGACTGGGCTATAATCACCACACCTCGGCGCCGTCATGCAGACGGGTTCCACTTTGCCACGGCGGTATGTCAGCGAATCTCGGACAATCTCGGTATTCCATTCTATGCAGACGCAGTGCAGTGCATTAACCGTAACCGTCTGGCCCCGGACTTTCATCTGCTCCGGCCCATCACCGAGCGGCGCGTAATAGTTTACGATGACATCATCACAACTGGCACAACACTGACGGCCACGGCAACATTATTGGCCGATCGTGATTTTGTCCTCAACCTCATAGGCGTCAATAACCGCTAAAATCACATCTCCCGGCTATGTTCTTGACCTTATCCCCACCATATTTTGGAAATAAAAGTCCAAAAAACGTAAATAAAACGGCCAAAAATGGCAATTTTCGGAGCGTATCCGGAAATTTTTTCAAGGGCGGGAGAAAGACAAAACAATATTATGAACATAAACGACAGCAACCCATTTTACCTATTTTTTCTTTGGCTGCTCTCATAATTACAATTTCAGCCTCTGATTATATACAAAATCTCTCTCGAATTATATAATAACCTCCCATACATCATCACAATGGCACGGAAGAAGAACAAACACGGATTGACAGCTCAACAGGAGCTGTTCTGTCAGTATGTCGTAGATGCCTACGGTACGGACACACGAGGAGTCCTTGTGACAGCCTACCGTAAGGCCTACAACTGCAAGAATGATGCGAAAGCAAGTACCCATTACACTTCGGCTTCTTTGCTGATGAGTGACCCCAAGATAGCCCAAAGGGTTGAGCAGCTTCAGGAGGAGCGTGCGAGACTCGCCACGATCAGCCGAGAACGCATAATATCCGATGATGTGAAGATACTCGATCTTGACCCTCTAACCCTTTGGATAGAAGATGAGAAAACGCATCAATGGCGTATGCGATACCTGCATGAGATACCCAAAGAGATACGGCGCCTTTTGAAGTTTACACGCAACGGCAAAAGGCTCGTACCCGATGTCGATAAAGATGCCGCCAAGAAAAGGCTCATAGATGTACTCGGCTTTGCCTCGGCTAAAGACCTCAACATAACTACAAGCAATAAAGTGTCCGGCGAACTGCGCATAGGTTTCAACGATGATCAGGATTAGGCCGCATGGGTAATGTTGACAGCTTAGAGGCTAATGTTGACAGTTAACCTCAATATAACATATATAGCCCAACAAGTAGCAAAATGTAAACTTTCCCCAATAGTGAGATACTGACAAATGTAGCAAAATGTCAGCAAAACACCCTCAAACCGCGAAAATCAATGCAAATCAATTATAAGAAGCTCAACCCTCTTGGCTTTCATCTGCTGAAATTGCTCCAGGATACAGCAATCCGACTGATTATATTGTTCGGTGGCTCATCTTCCGGCAAGTCTTACAGCGTGGCACAGTTGATTCTCATAATGACCCTATGGGACGGAGAGAACACTATCGTCATGCGTAAGGTCGGAGCGTCTATCAGCAAAACCATATACGAGGATTTCAAGGTAGCGGCAAGGCAACTCGGCATCTTCAGCCTGTTCAAATTCAAGGATGGAGTCCGGCAGATTGTCTGCATAGCGAATGGAGCCAAGATTGATTTCGGTGGTCTTGATGACCCGGAGAAGATTAAGGGTATCTCCAACTATAAGCGTGTCGTTCTTGATGAATGGTCGGAGTTCGACAGCGAGGACTACAAACAGGTGCGCAAGCGTCTGCGCGGTAAAGAGGGCCAGCAGATCATCACCACATTCAACCCCATCAAGGAAACGCACTGGATAAAGAAAGAAGTCTTTGATGTTGAGAAATGGCATGATGTGCCTATGGATATTGAGATTGCAGGCGAGAAGATTCCACCAGAATTAACCGCTGTGAAATCAATACGGATGAACGAAACCAAGTTTATAATCAATCCTCGCACCAAAGAGATTGAGGAACACGCCCCGGATACTGTCGTTATCCAATCAACCTACCTCAATAACTTTTGGGTTGTCGGCTCTCCCGATGGCACCTACGGCTATTATGATGAACAGTGTATCGCCGACTTTGAAAAAGACCGTATCAATGACCCGGACTATTACAATGTCTATGCTCTTGGCGAATGGGGCGTTATCCGCACCGGTTCCGAGTTCTTCGGATGTAAATACTCATTGAAAAGTGGGCCAGGGCGCTCATTGAAAAATGGGCCACCACGGGGAGCCTAACCGTCGAT